CTCTATCATCAGGTGGCCTCCGTCGCCATGATCCGCATCTCCCGGTTCGCTTCCCGCACATTCATCGGCGGCTGGATGTCGAACACGCGCCCGCCGAATACGATCCGCATCTTCGAGGTCAGGCCGGCCAGGTAGCGCATCCGGATCTCGTGCGTCAATTCCCCGTTGACCTGCTTGGCTGCGGTGAATTCCCGGCTGCTCCCCGGCTCGACGGAGGCCCACACAGTGGCGAAGGTGGACCAAGACTCGACAATGCCGCCATGATCATCGCGGGCTTCGGACACCTTTTCCACCGTGACCCTATGCCGCAGTCGTCCCGCCCTCAAAACCGCCACCCCACGATGAAGGGGTCCAATAGGCCATCCACGTAGTTACGCGGGATTTCAGACGAAATGGTTCCCGTGATAACCTCTTCCCGGTTCTCCAGCGCTGTGGCGATCCGGACCTTCAGCCAGTTCTTCAGCGGATCCGGGACATGATCGGCGCTTTCGTATCCCGCCTCGTAGACGATGGTGACGGCGTTGTAGATGTCCTGCGTGCCGGGCCAGGACGTGCCAGAGGCCGGCTTGATCCGTGCGGGCTCCCGATTAAGGTCCGCCTGGTACTCCGAGGACGACAGCGTTTGCGTATCGCCGTTCTCGTCGACGTAGGAGATGCTGGTGACGGACCGCACCTTCGGCCGCGGCAGGACGATCTCATCCGGAAACCCGTCCAGGACCATCGTGATCGTCTGCGGCATCCACGCCCGCCTCGTATGGTTCTCCCCGATCAGGCGCCACGCCGAGATCATCCCGGAGACCATCGCCGACTCGTCGGTCCCATCCTCCCGCATATGCTCGAACACATCGTCAGGAGTGATGGGCTCTTTATCTGGCGGAGTCGATACGAAGAAGGACCATTCCACGGGAGCCCCCTAGTACCACAGCGTCACGGCGCAGGAAGCGTTATCCGTTGCCGCGCGGATGCCCTTCAGATAGCCAATCGCGTCGGGACCGGACATCTGCCAAGAGGAATCTGCCGTCAGCACATGACCCACCGTCGCGGTCGGCGTGGTCTGAAACGCCCATATCGTGTCGGCGTCCTCGCAGGAGATCGTCGCGGCGATGGGCGTGAGCGTATTGTCCGTGCCGCCGAGGTACGTCCCGGAGGCGGCCGTGACGGCGTTGTCGAGCGTCCGCGCCACGTTATCGATGGTGATCTGCCAGGTGCGCGGGGCCTTGCCGGCCAGGGGCACGGCCCCCTCAAACCGATCCGGAATGGAAAGGCTTCGCTGGTGCGCCACCGAGGAGCTGTCCGCCGCGTAGATCACCCCGGCGAAGATCGCAAGGACGGAAATTGCAACGAGAAGCTTTTTCATCTTTGTCCCCTCCGGGGCTTGAAAATGAAAAGGGCCGGTCGTACAGACCCGGCCCATGGGGGGTTTCTGGATGGACTACCGCGCCGACCAGGCTTTCACGTAGTCGACGTACAGGGCGCCGACGCCCGTGCCGGTTTCCTTGTGCGCCATGATGAACGGCTGCACGACCACGTTGCTCCCGTTGCTCATGTCGAAGGTCGTACTTCCGGCGACCCGCTCCCCGTCGATGTAGAACTTGACGTCCGTGACATCAGCGAAGTCGATCCGGAAGACGTGGTACGCATCGTTGACCACGGTGACGCCGGTCGCCTTCGCGTTGTTGTCCGTGCTGGCGTCGTCGGTGTGGATGGTGCATGCCAGCGAGGCATCGAACATGAACAGCGCGTGAACCGTCGGGCCCGCGTCGGCCTCGGCGATCGGCCCCTCGACGTAGTTGTTCGCCACGCCGAAGTAGAGCTCCGCCTGCCCCGTCGGCGTGGTATGGACCGCCGCGCGGAACTCGACGATGGGCCCCTTGTCGAGGTTCAGGTTGAGATTGTCCCCCCAAGTCAGCCCGGCTTCCTGCTTCTCGTTGGTGCTTTCCAGGCTCAGCGCCACAACACCGCCGTGCTGATCGGCCAGGATCGCCTCGGTGGCCTGCCCGGTATCCTTCACCGTCCAGCCTTTGACGCCGGCGGCGGTCGTCTGGATCGCGGTTCCCTCGAAATCGTCGACCCACCAGAACGGCGCCATCGCGTGGAGCGTCTCGAAGGTCGAGCCGTCGTAGAACGTCTGGATCCCATGTTCCCACTTGCACTTCGTGGTCATGTCTTCTCCTTCCGATCCCGTAAAGGGACCGACCCATCAGGGCCAGAAGTGGGGCGGCCCGGGAAGGACCGCCCCGGGTTGGCTACGCCAGGCAGGTCTCCGAGCGGTTGCTGGTGTAGCGGGGCTCGAGGATTGCGAAGGCATAGGCGATGCCCGCATCGGCGGCGTCCGACAGCGACGCGGTGAGCCACTCCTCGCCGTTGGCGACGTCCATGTCGGCGGCGTCCACCTCGACGACGAGCATGCGGTTGTCGTAGGTGGCCGCGGTCAGGGTCAGCGCCGCAGAGGTCGCATCGGCCGCCAGAACGTCGCAGGAGGCCGTGCTTCCCGCGACGGCCGTGCCGATGTCCGCCCCGCCGAGCGCGTAGTGGAAGGTGAGGGCCGAGGTCTTCGCCCCGTTGGTCGCCCCCGAGTTCACGGTGAGCACCGCGTCCCCCGTGATTGCGCCGAAGCCGATGATGAAGGTGGCGCGATGGTAGTTCTTCATGTTGATGGAATCGAAGTCCACTCCCGCGTTGTAGTCCGCGGTGTAGAGGACGGGAACGATCTTCTTTTCTTCCGCGAGTCTCAT